TGTAATTGTTGTAGTTTTTTATTACCATCATCTATTACTTCTTGGGGATAATCCTCATCTACCCAAACATTAATAACACCAAACAAAATCATCTCATCCCGAATTAGATTATTAATCTCTACATCCAATGATTTAATTTTAAGGTCGGCATCAAGATGCTTTCCTTGTTCCAACACAAACAAATCATAATCTGTTGTGGCTTGATAGACACGCACAAAGGGTGTCTCGTCAATTTGTTTCTCTACATTGTTAATGTAAGACATTACATCAAATCTTGGTACGCACCCGCTGGCGGAAGATATAACACTTGACATTTATTCTCCTAAGTAAAAAAAAGATAATTACAGTATATAATATATACAACTAGTATTACTTTATTACTTTACAACGTTATCAAGACTTTCCTTCTCAACCAATTCTGATACCTCTAATAAATCAAAAGCCTCTTCTTTATTGAGGTAAAGATAATAAGGACGAATACCATCTCTAGTTTGAGCCATGTACCGAGCTATTTTTACATCTAGCTTCGGTAAGTATTCTAGGATAATTTTTAAACTCTCCTCACTTGGGTGGCCTTGCTTGGCCGAGAATTGAATGTTAGCTATTGATACAAGAAACCCGCCTTGATCTGGTACAAGGAATGACACTAATACAATGTTGTTAGATAGCATATCTATACACCCCTTTCGTTGCTCGACGGTATAGTGGATTAATGACGTAAAATAACCAATACATCTTGTTTGTTTATATAAGCCTCTAAGGAAATACCCTTCCTGTCGTATTCTGTCTCTTCTTCTAAAGTATCACTTGAGGTGATAGAATAATCAAACCCACAACAATCACAAGTTACATTATCAGGATCACGATTAAAACGCTTTTTAAAAAGAGTTATAGCCCCCTCCTCATTATTAGCCTCAATATAAATATATTGGTAAGGTGTAATTTTAATATCCCCACCAGTATGCATATCCATAAATCTAGTAATCATAATTTTATATTCCTTTATTGAAAGTAGCGGGATAAAAAACAAGAAACAGATACAATTAAAAGATAAGCATACATCTTTACACCTTGCAAGACCTCTAATATACAATGGGGGCAAATCCCTAAAGATTCAAGCATGGTTTATCTCTCCTTTAACTGTTTAATATAATCTACTGTATCTTGAAAGCTAAAACCACAAGACCTTAAATACATACCAGCTTGACCCGCTGTATCAAAATCTTTTCCATCTATAATATAATGCTTGTTCCAACAAGTATCTCTATAAATATAATCAAACATAACTATACATCTCCTTTACATGACGGTATAATGGATTGATTCTATTCTTCGTCGTGCCTCCTTGAATTGGTAAGAGGCATAAGCGGGAGCGGCTAGCTTATGTATATAACACAACTTAGCACAAATTTAGGGTACAAGAAAAACCCCCCTTTCGGGGGGTTAATCGCCTTGTTCATCATTGTTCTTCAACCAACTCGAACTTGAGAGAGTAACTTGAACTTGTTAGGCAGCTTCTTTATGCTCTTCTTGCAATCCCTCAATACCAATTTCACAAATCATGTGGACCAGTTCCGGGCGTTTCTTAATTTCCATAAGTAAGATGTCGTCGGTCATGTGGGACAATTCTGCCATTGCAACTGTCAGTTTCTTTTGTGCATCGTCTTTTGCTTTTTGTGCTTTGTAAGTTTCCGTTTCGTGCTCACGTTTCGTCACAAACCTCTTGTAAATCTCTCTTAACTCCGTAAGACCTGCGGAAGTCAATTTTGTTGGAGAGTCAGCAAAGTACGCTTCGGCGGATTCCAATGTTGCATGTGAAGTGTAAAGGTATGCAACGAGTGCCTTCTTTTCAGCGGTTTGCTTGCGGTTTGTTGCGGCATTGTTCAATGCTACGGCTTGCTGTTTCTTCAAAATCTGTTCCGTTGTCAATGTTGCATTTGCCATTTGTAGTCCCCTTTTGTTTCTAAATTTGTACTTCTATCCTCATACTATAGGAACCAACGGAGGGGATAGATATGCATATATATAGATTATTGAATATATTATTATAAGTGGACAGGGTGTACCACTCGTCTTAGTGGGCGGGACAATACCCCTTACCCCCCTCAAACATTCATTACATGACAGTAAATCCCTAAACCAAGTGGGCGGATATTTGTGGAATAAAAACAATCAGTTAGTCTCCCCAATTTTTTAAAAAATATTTTAAAGAGGTGTCGGAATACTCCTCCCATTTTTATGCTAGAATAGTTCTAATCTTATATATGTCTAATATAATAACAAACAAGGAGTAACAAATGAGTAAAGAAGAAGAACTATTGTGGGATAAAAATGAAGGTTATTTAGAACTAAAAGAGGAGTTGACGACCGAAGAGAAGAAGAAGAAACATGATAATAGGAGTAGAGATAAAAAAGGAGAGCGTGAGTCTAGTTACGCCAAGTTGAAGAAGATTTACAAAGAAGAAAAGGCTTTGATGACAGACGCTAAGAGGATAGAGAAGTTTAATATTAGGACTAACTTTGCGGGGATGGCCTCCTCTGGTGGTCGGCCCAAGAAGTATACACCTATACGCCTAAAGAATAAAATCATTGACTACTTTGCTATGATTAGTGCTACGCACCGCCCTCCAACTGTCTCGGGTTTAATGGTACACTTAAAGATGAATAGAGATCAATTTTATCATTATTATACTTATCCTGAGTTTAAGGATATTATGGAACAAACTAAGAATATGATGGAGAATTGGAATGAGGAGGCACTTGTCTTAGCTAAACACAACACGGCGGGGATTATGTTTGCCCTCAAGAATAGATTCGGATGGAAGGACTTACAATCTGTAGAGACTACGGTACAAATACAAGAAGATCAATTGATTCATAGGATTGCTGCACTCGCTCCTGACCTTGTAGGATTTATTCAAGGAGCAACACAATACGAAGCAATAGAAGTAGAGAACGATAAGACAGCTATGCTGGCGGGTGAAGCCGAAGGCGAAACGTTTGACTTTATAGCCTATAAAAAGGAGAGACAAAATGGAACCGCTAAGTAAGGATGAGAAGATTCTTTTACTTGAGGAACAGATTAGATTGATGAAGGAGATTGAAAAACTAAGGGCAGAGGTAGCAAAGAAGCCTTGGCCTAATAGGGTTGCTGGCACTGATATAAGTGTGTTTTCTCCGGGTTGTTTTAGCTAACTATAAAGGGGTTATTATGAGTTTATTTGGACGAGTAGATTTCACAAAAAATAAAGAGGCTGTGATGAAATTCATAAGTAAATACATAGGCCAATGTAATTTCACCGGGCATATACCTGATGAGGTATATAAGCAATTTGTATCGTGGGGTACATTTAAACTCGGGTGGTATCTTAGTATAAGATTCCCCATTCCTTACATTAAAAGACTTATAGATGGTGAAGAGTATGCTTGTTATAAGTTACTTATCCTTTATAGGGTAACTTCTGCTAGCGAGGAAACTCCTATTGGAAATATTTGTATTAGTGGTTTAGATCTACCTATTGAGGTGTTATAATGAGCATACTAGATATATATAAGCAATTGGTTACTATAATTGCGGGGAGGCTAGAATGTCTATTCTAGACACCTTGACCGCATCTCTTGTTGAGAAGTATACTGAACACCTTAGTGAGAGTAAGAAGCGAGAACTCTTTAAGGCTATAGAAGACCTCTCAACTCTTAAGAAACACAGGATGTTCTACGAGACTTTCCCCGAGAAAGGTAAATTAAGTAGGCACGCTTATGCAAAGCATTGGGAGTTTATAAAGGCGGGGCAAAGCCACCGAGAACGTCTGTTCATGGCAGGTAACAGGATTGGTAAGACGATACTTGGAGCCTATGAGGTTGTTGCACATGCTACGGGTCAGTACCCACAGCATTGGGAAGGTAGGAGATTTAATCGTAGTGTTAAGATTTGGATTGGTGGTGATACATCCATATCGGTACGTGATATTATCCAAGAGAAGCTTTTGGGTAAGGTTGGGGAGTTTGGTACGGGGATGCTCCCAAAGGATTCTATTGTCTCTACGAAGACTAAACGCAATATTCCTGATGCTATTGAGACGATACAGATCAAGCATATCAGTGGTGGGACTAGTACGATTGTCTTCAAGACCTATGAGCAAGGAAGAGAGCTTTGGCAAGGTACTGAGATAGATGTTGTTTGGTTGGACGAAGAGCCACCTATGGAAGTGTACGCAGAGGCACTTATTAGGACCATGACGACCAATGGAATACTTCTCCTTACCTTTACCCCTCTAAATGGTATGTCGGACGTTGTAACGAGTTTTATTGATGCTCAAAGTAATACTGATCCAAGTCTTACGACTTCTCAGCGTGATGAAGAGAGTAGTAAGTACATGATTATGGCATCTTGGGATGATGCCCCTCACCTTACCCCCGAAGCTAAGAAAGAGATGCTTAAGACTATACCTCCTAATCAGAGGAAGGCACGTAGTGAGGGTGTACCCGTAATAGGTGCTGGTCTTATCTATCCTATTGATGAGGATGTATGTTTCGTTAAGGATTTTGAGATACCAAAGCATTGGCCTAAATTCTACGGGATGGACGTTGGTTGGAATGTTACGGGTGTAGTGTTTTGTGCCTTGAATAGAGAAGATGATTGTGTTTATATTTATAGTGAGCACTATGGGCAACAGAGTGAACCTGTGATTCATGCTGATGCAATCAAGCGTCGGGGCGGATGGATGAAGGGAGTTGTTGACCCCGCCGCCCGTGGCCGTTCTCAGGCCGACGGTAAGGCTTTATTTGATATATACAAGGATTTAGGTTTAAAGATAGTTCCGGCTAAGAATGCAGTAGAGGCAGGGATATATGATGTGTGGTCTAGGTTTACAAGTGGTAGACTTAAAATCTTTAATAGTTGTGTTAACCTAAAGCGAGAGTTGAGTATGTATCATAGGGATAATGAGGGTAGGATTGTTAAGAAGCATGACCACCTTCTTGACTGTACGAGGTACGCTATAGTTAGTGGTATTGATGTTGCTTCGGTCAGTATGACCTTATTGCCTCAGAAACCTAAAACTATATCAACCCTAGCGTGGTGCTAAGGTTTAATAAGACTACTAGTTATTAAAGGATAAAAAAAAATAGGGGGAAGCGTATGCTATCCCCCTTCTACCCCTTAATCTACCCAAGGTAGAGATGTATTATTTTTTGATTCTATAAAGTATTTACCAACTATAACACCATATGATTTTGTATTTACTCTTTCTATATTTTTCTTATCTCTTTGTTTGTTTACTTCTTTAAGGCAGGACTTACAAAGCTGTTGATTGATAGGTGGTTGTTCTGATTGTTTAAATCCTTTAAGTCTTCTCTCTAATCTACACAACGAGTTGTTTTGTTTCTTATTTAGGAGGTGGTAAATCTTACCACCACATTCTCTTATTAAAAACATTATTTCCTTTCGCTTCTTCGTTTGTTCTACGAAGCTTCTTATCCCTCTTGTATCGCCGCCTTAATTAGTCTCGGCGGCTCTTTATAAAATCTTACTATAAAACATATCTTCTTAGGAAATAAAAACAGTAACAAAGATAATACCCGGAAATGGAATAAATCCCCCCTACCCCCAAGTCTTAAAAATATATTAAGAGGGGTAGTAATATTAAGTTAGTCTGCCACACAGACTGACTACATCTAACAGGAAGATGTTTCGGAAGTTCCCCACGGCACGGTTATGGTTTCTAGTAAATACTCCCTTTTACTCCCAACACTCGCTGGTTTCATCAGACACTCAACTAGATTTGCTCGTGGACTCTGTGTCTCTTTTTTGTTCACATCTTCTTGAGGTATCTAAAGAAAAAGCAAACCCGCAAAGAAACAAATCCCCCAAAAAAGGAAAGCGGAAAAGAAAAAGAAAAACATTTACTACTCAATAATTATATCATACCTTTTTTAAAAAGGGAACAATTATTTTTATATTATGGTATTATTTATTTATTATTAAAATTAATCGAGGTGAAAATGATTTCTTCTCCAAGTGATGCCGCTTCACTAGCGCAACAGATAGAACTTAAACAATATGCCCAAGATACACGAGAGAAGCGCACTATGGACTCCCTCTCAAGTCATATTGCTAAGATTTGGGAAAAGGTACGGGATGAGAATAAAACCGTAAGACAACAGATGGTGGAAGAGTTAGATATTTGTAAGGGTAAATATCCTAATGATAAGCTAGCCGCAATTAAACAATTTGGGGGCAGTACTTCCTACTTTAGACTCTTAGAGAATAAGTGTCGTGCCGCCTCTTCTTGGGTTGCAGATATTTATTGGTCGAATGGTAAACCTCCTTATGGTATTAACCCTACACCCATTCCTGAACTACCTGAAGATTCTCAAGCTAAGATACAACAGCTTCTAATTGGTGTTCAGCAGCAGATGATGCAAGATGCCCAAATGCGTCAACAGGCAGGGGAGCAAGTAGACCCTCAGATGTATCAAGCACAACTAGAAGAAATTAAGGAGCAAGTACAGCAAAAAGAGATTACACGTATTAAGGAAGAGGCTCAAGAGAAGGCAGATAATATGCTCCGTCTCATTGAAGACCAGAATGAGCAAGGAGGTTTTAAGAAAGCCTTCCATGACTTCCTCTACTATCTTGTACGAGTTAAAGCTGGTATCCTAAAAGGACCAATTGTACGTAAGAAGAAGCAACAGGTTTGGTCTAAGTCACCAGAGGGTGAGTACGCCCTTGAGTATAAAGACGTGCTTGTACCTGAAGTATATTGTGTATCTCCCTTTAACTTTTATCCTAGTATTGGTATGACCTCTCCTGATGATGGGGATATTATAGAGATTCATGAATTAACTAAAACTGCTATTGCAGATTTGCTAGGTGTTCCGGGCTACAATGATATAAAGATACGAGCAGTATTAGATGAGGTAAATAAAGGTTCCCTTAAAGATTGGATTAATATTGATGATGCTGATACTGTTAAGCGCACAGAGAAAAGTGCTGAAGCAGCACAAGCTCAAGTAACACCAGATAAGATTAAGGCAATGGAATTTTGGGGTTCTGTACCCGGCTCCTTCTTAATTGATTGGGGTATTGAGGGGGAAATTGACCCTGAGATGCAGTATGAAATTGATGCTTGGAAGATAGGTACACACGTTATTAAGGCTGTAATTAACCCTGATAAGCTTGGACGCAAGCCATATAGTGTAACCTCTTGGGCTAAGAACCCTGCTTGGATTTGGGGGGATGGTCTTGTAGACTTTGGTAAAGATGTTGAAGAGGCTATGTTGGCACTCGTTAGAGCAGGTATCAATAACGTAGCTATTGCCTCCGGCCCACAGGTAGAGCGTAATACTGATAGATGTAATGATCGTACACCAATGTTCCCTTGGAAGATTTGGGATGCTACAAGTGCTCAGATGAAAGAAGCACCAGCAATGAATTTCTATCAACCACAGATGCACATTGCGGAAATACAAGGTGGTTATAATTTCTTTGGGAGGATTCTTGATGAACTCACAGTACCAGCATTTGCTCATGGTGATTCAATGGTTGGGGGTGCAGGAAATACCGCTTCTGGCCTCAATATGCTTATCCAAAATGCTTCTAGGTCTATAAAGGCAGTTATTAGGAATATTGATAATGATATTATTGTACCCTATATTCAGCGTTGTTATGATTTTAATATGTTATATTCTGATGACCTCTCAATAAAAGGGGATGCTAAGATTACTGCTGAAGGGGTAAGTTACCTCACGACTAAGGAACAACAAGCTACTCGTAAGAATGAACTTCTTATGGCCCTTTCTAATCCTATGTTTGCTCAACTAATGGGACAACCTAAACTTCAATACGTATTGGATGAAGTTGTAAAGGCACATGATATAGATTTTCCTAGTGATGTGGTAAAGGAAACTAAAAGACAGCAAGCACAAGCAATGATACAACCACCCCAAGGTGCTGACCCTGCACAACAAGCTGCGGGAAACCCTGCTTCTGGTGGCTCACCCGCTGCACCACAGACTATAGGTCAAGATGGTGGTAATATGGGGGGTAATATAGGTGGTTAACTTTCATTGCCCTTGTTGTAAGAAAGAATTTCCTGATAGAGTTATGTATTGTAATCACTTAATACAATGTTTAAAACTAAAAGAGGTGAAAATCAATGGACAAACAAGTATTGCTTCAGATAAGCACAATTAAGAACCAAATCAATGGTGCTACATTTATAAATGAGGTAAAAGAGCGTAGAGATAGGGCTTTTATGAACTTTTTGGCTGATGAAGACAGTGAAAAGGTATATAAAGGACAGCTTAGAGAGCTTACTTTTATCCTTGATTTATTGGAAAATACTGCTGAAAAACTAGAAAATCTAGAGAAATATGAAGAAAATTATACAATCGGGAAGGCTTTTTAGTATTAATTAAGTATAATTATAAGTGTAAAAGTTGTTCTCTAATAATTGTAATATTTTGACAAAGGTAATGGGATACTTAAATGCCCCAAATTCCTTATTGATAAATAATGTAACATAACTTATGGGAAACCGTTAAGTCGGCCCCAACATGGAGGTAACATGTCTGTAGAAGATGGAGTCCCAACACAAGTAGATCGTGATGCAGAGGAAGCTTTAGAATATCTTAAGCAACTCGCTACACAGCAAGAAGAAGCACCTACTCAAGAAGAAAATGTTGTAGAGACTGATAAAGAAGACGGTGAGGGAGAAGTTGAAGATGTAGTAGTTGAAACAAAGCCGGAACCTTGGAAAGATAGGTTTCTTACCCTTAAGGGAAAGTATGATGCAGAAGTACCACGACTTTCTCAAGATATTAAGGAACTAAAAGAACTCCTAACTAGAAAAGATACTCCTATTGTTGAAGATACTACTGATGATACTGAAGACCCTTTTGCTACCTTCTCTGAAGAGTACGGTGATGATTTCGCTGAAGCGATTAGAAAACTTGTAGTACGTGAAACAGCTAAAACAGTTGCACCTGTCACAACTAAAGTAGATAAGGTTGAGGATGTGCAAATTAAGGCTGCTCGTAATCAATTTGAAGCAACACTAGATACAAAGGCAGAAGGTTGGCGGGATTTGTGGGATGGTAAAGACCCTAACTTTGTTAATTTTCTAGCACAACCTGACCCTAGTGGGCTTTACACTTATGGTGATTTGGTTACGGCGTACAACCAGAATTGGGATGCAGACAAACTTGGTATAGTTTTTAAAACGTACATGGACACTAAACAAACACCCACTAAACAAAAACCTAGTACTACTACAAAGGTTCCAGATAGTATGATTGCACCAAATACATCCGCAAATAGAACTGCACCAGCTAATAATGAAAAACGTTCTTGGACTATGGCATCAATTAGTCAGTTTGAGAAAGATGATCTAGCTGGTAAATATTCTGCAAGTGAAAGTGATGCAATTTGGAATGATATACTATTGGCTCCTGCGGAAGGTAGAATCAGGTAAACTAAAGGAGACACATCATGGCTGTATACCCTGTCGCACCCGGAGCACCGGATTATTCAAGTACTTCTACTAACAAGTATATCTCTAGCGTTTACTCTAAGCTGCTTGTTAAAAAATTCTACCCTGCAACTCTTTGGGGAGCAATCTCTAATACTGCATATGAAGGGGAGATTAAAGGCCAAGGCGATACTATTCATATCCGTACTCGCCCGACGATTGATACCTTTGCGTATAAAAAAGGTATGGTTCTGCCGGTTCAGAATCCTGAAAGCCCTTACATTGAGTTGAAAATCAATCAGGGTGAGGGTTTCTCCTTCGCAATTGATAAAGTCGATGAGTTCCAGACGGATATTCCGTTGATGAATGAGTGGGCTACTGATGCTGCGGAGCAGATGAAGCAGGTTATTGATAAGAAAGTACTTGAGTATCTCTGTACTGGTGCTTGTGATAATGACCCTGAGATTATAGGTTCTTATACCTCTAAAGCTGGTGTAGTGCACACTCTTGGTACTCTTGCTGGTGACGGTACTGACTTCTCTATTGCTACTAACACTAATATTGCTGGTGTAGGTAATGCATTGCTGGCACGTATCATTGAGTATGGTCAGATTCTTGATGAGAATAACATTCCTGAAAGTGAGCGTTTTGTTGTGCTTCCTGCTTGGGCAACTGCTGCTCTCAAACAGTCCGATCTGAAGGCTGTTTACCTTACTGGTGATGGTAAGACCCCTCTCCGTAATGGTGAGATTGGTACTATTGATAGGTTTAAAGTTTATGTTTCTAATAACCTTTATTCTGCTAATGATAGTGAAACTGAGAAGTGCTTTGGTGTTATCTTCGGTCATAAATACGCCACCACTTTTGCAACTCAGATTACTGAGAGCCGTATCATCGACAATCCTTTTGCATTCGGTAAGATGATGCAGGGACTTCAGATTTACGGTTTCAACGTCATTAAAGGCGATGCAATCGGTGTTGACTTCATCAGTCAGGTTGCTAAAACTGCCTAATTAACTACTAACCAACTAGGCGGGGAGCAATCCCCGCTTACATACATTTAAGGAGAATATATTATGGCTATTACATCTACCCCTACTGTTACTAATGTTAAACCTGCTGCTATTACTGCAACAGGACTCAATAGTATTCAGACTAAAAAGGTTACTTTTGCAGTACCTACTAGTACCTCATCTGATGGTTATTATACTGGTGATACTATTTCACTTCGGAATGTTGTTCCTGTAGGTTGCGCTGTAACTGGTCTTTGGTATAAAGTTACTACAACTCAAGGTGCAACACTTACCTTTGCAGCTAATCTTGATGGTCAGACAGCTTTTGTAGCTGCTACTAGTCTTACTGCTACCGTTCCAACTGCTCTTACTGTAGTTCCTGCTAATTCTTTTGCTACTACTGGTAATATTAACCTAGTACTTGCAGGTACTACTGTTGGTTGTACTGCTGCTGCTATTACTCTATATATGACATTGGCTGCATTTGGTCCGGTCTAATCTTAAATTTCTAAGGGGGTCTAAAAGCCCCCTTATTTACACTATCTCTTAGGAGTTTATTATATGTCACAAGTAATGATGCGTAAAAAAGGTACACAAATTGTTTGTCCTTATGATGCAGTAAAGTTTAAAGAATATGGTTGGTATGAGATGTATGAACCATTGATTCAAAAAGAGACTATTGCAGTGAAGATTGAAGAAGAAAAGAAAGAGATTGTAGAAGAAAAACGAAGTGGTTTTAATCACATGAATGACGAAGACAAAATTCAGAGTATTAAGAATGCTATTGCTATTATTCCACCTAATATTTTTGTAAATTATCAGGGACGTATGCAACCTAAACTCTCAGATGTAGAGGCTATTGTAGGGTTTAAGATGAATAGTAAAATGCTTCAAGAGGCTCTTAATTTTAATATAGAGGAGTAATCCCTTTGAATTTACGAGAACTAATAGATGAACCACGATCTTTGGCTAGAGATAATGGACGTGTTGATACTGATAGACTTTGGCCTGATCATGAGATGGTTTATTATGTAAATCGAGTTTATCGTGAATTGGCTAGGGAATGTAAAATTATAAAAGATAGGAATAGTACCCTCTGCTCTATTGCAGTAGATGGGACAACTACACCTGTTTTAGAAATTAATCTTGACCCACGGATTCTTTCTGTAGAAGCTGCACACTTTGTAACAAAACAAAATGTATTAAGCTTTAGCTCAGTAAAAACCTTTGAACAAAACCCACTTTGGTATACTTATGTAGGTATTCCAACAAAGTTTTGTCTTGATGCCACAAGCAAAAAACTTACATTTAATTATTTGATTGATTTTGCTGATACCTTAAAAATACGGGTATCAAGGATGCCTTTAGTACCCCTTGTTAGTGATGTGGATATTCCTGAATTTGAAGAAGAATATCATGATCATTTTCTTAATGGTATTATGGCTTGGATGTATTCTAAACAGGATGCAGATACTATTGATAAGGTTAAAGCAGAAGAGTACAGACAGAAATTTCTTATGGATATAGATAAAATTAAACGTATAGAGATATATGATCGCAATGTTCAAAATCCTTCTAATAACTCCTTACTAGCATTTAGGTAATATAATATATGGCAGATAAAGGTAAAATACTTTTAGATTACACTGGTAAACTATTAGGTGCTAAACTTGCATTTAATGGTATGAGTGCCTTAAATGATGCTGCAAATATACCTATTGACGGACCTCTCTGTTACGATATATTAAATTGTGATATAGACAACAGAGGTAATATTAGTAGACGTGATGGTTTAACACTTATTACTAATGCTGTGATAACATCAGTTTGGTCAAACGGAACTTACGTTTATTGTGTTTCTGGTGGTAAAATTTGTACTTACAATAATGCTACTACTATTACACCCCTCGTAAACTCACCAACTGTAAATGTGGTTACTGAGTTTAAACAAGTTAATAATGTAGTGGTATATTCTGATGGTACTAATGTTGGTATTATTGAGGGTACTACTTTAACTGCTATTACTACCTCTACTACCTTTGCTAATGATGCTGCAATAGCATCTCATGTGACTACTAACTTACCTGCTAACTTTCAAGCTGCTGCTAGTAACTTTGAGGTGGATGCTTTTAAACTTACTACTCCTGCGGGTAGGTGTTTAGAGTTTTATGATGGTAAACTTTACTTTGCTATTAATAACTATCTTTATTGTACAAAAACTTTTGATGTGGAGCATATTGATATTAGATATAATGTTGTAGCTGGCTTCCCTACTAATATAACAATGGTAGCTAAAGTAACAGATGGTTTATACGTAGGTACTGCTGATGGTACTTATTTCTTAAGTGGTTCTGCTACTGAACAAGGTGGCTTCTCCCAAGAACAAATATCTAAATTTGGTGTTATTTACGGTTCTAATATTACTTATCAGAGTGAAAATTCTAAGGCAACAGAGGGTGTTAATATAAATGTATATTGGACCTCTACTAATGGTATTTATTCTGGTACTAGTGGTGGTAAATATAAACACTTGTCTGAAGACCAAGTTAACATGTCTTTAGGTACTACTGCAACTGCCTTACTTAAAACTTTTGGTGAAACACAGCAATATATAGTTTGTTTTAATGCTGATGGCAATGATACATATCCTACGTGGGTGGTTAATACTGATACAAGTGCTCATAGTAGGTATTCAAAGTATACCTTTAAAAGCCTCTATACCTTTAATAACTTATATTATGGTGTTAATGCTAATGGTGTATATCAACTAATAGGTGAAGATGATTTTGGTAGTACTATAGATGCATTTGCACAGTCACCTATAACTGACTTTGAGAAAACAGAAATAAAAGCTGTTATGTATGCATATTTAAATCTTCGTGCAGATGGTGATATAGGTATAGATTTTATTATTGATGAAGAGATTGAGCGTAGTGATTATATGACTAACTTTGATTATAAAGAAGGTTCTCATCGTCGTAAATTTACTTTTCCTAAAGGTCTTAAAGGAACTAATTGGCAATTTAAAATTAAAAATATAAATGGTTCATATTTTAAGTTGTTTGATTTTGAACTAAAAGCCGCTACTTTAAAACGTAATATTTAAGTAATGGTAATTATTAATACTACAGATATACCTTCTGAAACAGTAAACCCCCTTGCGCAACAAGTATATATAGCCTTATCTAAACGTAATATATCTCGACCCTCTAAAAAAGCCCTCTCTCTTACAATAGGTACTTTAAGTGATATACCCATCTATATTGTAGATTTTGCTAAAGAACCTAAAAATGATAAAATAATAATTGTTAATGCTAATCCCTTTGTTATAACTAATGCAGTTAATGAAGAGGTTACTGGTGATTTATACCCTACCTTGTATTGGAAGGGTGGTGTGGCTCCTTTTGTAATTAAGCTTGTTTATCAAAGTGTAGATGGTAATACTATTATATACGATGTAGATACTATGAATGTAAATATAGATGATAATCTTACTGATGGTACTGGTGATATTACATATCAACGTGATTATATTATGATGAAAAAGGTTGAGGAAGATGGTTGGTGGGTTGATGATTTAGAGATAGAAGATTTAAACCATAAAAATGCTATTGGTCTACAGATTACTGATGATTTAGGACGCACTTTATTTGCTCCTTTTAAACCAGATACGGCGACTATATATACTGAATATGGACCAGAAACATGGTGTGTGCCAACGATACATTGGGCGCAACCAAGCCCTATTACCTATGGTGAAGCACTTACTGTTGGGACTGAATTGGCAGCATATACGCATATCCCCGGAACAAGCACAGCATTACCGGGGGAATTTTTTTATTGGTTAGATGCGGCTTATACTACTCCCGCTGAAAATGTAGTACCTAATGCAAACACAGGCTTGCCTCTATATACAACTTTCCAAGCAACTGATGATGTACACTACCATTTAGCTGAATATGAGACTGGTATTGTAGTTAATAAGGCTACACCTA